AGCGGGCGAAACAGCGTTTACACAAGCTCCTGCGGGTGCGACATACCCTGTCGGCGGAAATTCCCCTTAAGGTTTAAATATGCCATTACAGAAACTGACCTTTCGACCCGGTGTAAACCGTGAGGGTACTAACTACGCCAATGAGGGTGGTTGGTATGAATGCGATCACATTCGTTTTCGCTCGGGTCAGGTTGAAAAGATCGGCGGGTGGACTCGCTTATCCAACGGTTCGTATCTCGGCACAGCTCGGTCAATGTGGAACTGGATTAACCTTGAGGGTACAAACTACCTTGGGGTTGGCACAAATTTAAAGTATTACATTGAGTACGGTGGTGGTTACTACGACATCACCCCAATCAGAAAGACCGTAAACCCCATGCTGGGCGCTGTACCTCCTAGCACTGGCAACCCGTTGGCTACTGCGTACAGTACGCTCAATGGCGGTATCACAGCTACAGCAACATCTTTGGTGCTGACTTCTGGTGCGTCGTTCCAAAACTCGCCGGGCATTATCAAGATTGATTCAGAGCAAATCTACTACACAGGCAAGTCAACCAACACCCTGACAGGGCTTGTGCGGGGTTACAACGGTACAACTGCGGCTACTCATGCTACGAGCGCAGCGGTAGGCTGCTCGACGGTTACCGTGACTGATGTTGCTAATGGTGTGGTTAAAAATGACTTTGTGACCTTTAGCGGGTTAACCGCTACAGGCGGGTTTACAACGGGTCAGCTTAACGTTGAGCAGCAAGTCTTTAACGTCATTACTGTAGATAAGTACACATTCAATGTGGCGGGCGTGTTTTCTACTAGTGCGGTAACCACTGGTGGCGGCACGGTTGGGATTGCTGCGTATCAAATCAATACAGGTTTGGACATTTACGTTATCGGCACAGGCTGGGGTGCGGGTGTCTGGGGTCGTGGCGGCTGGGGTAGTGCGTCTTCTACTCAAGCTGTTGGCGCTCAGTTACGCCTCTGGTCAAACGACAACTACGGTCAAGACTTAATTATTGCACCACGCAACGGCGGTGTTTACTATTGGAAGAGTGCTGATGGGCTGACTACCCGTGCTAAGTTGCTAAATGATTTGTCAACAACAGAAGGTTACGCTGGTCAGTACGTTCCAAACAAGACGCTTGAGATTTCAGCATCGTCAATTCAACGGTTTGTTATTTGTTTTGGTGCAAACCCATATGTAAGCGGAACACCTAATTCCGCCTTTAACCCGATGCTGGTACGCTGGTCAGACCAAGCCAATCAGTACGACTGGGTTCCTGACCCAACCAATCAGGCGGGTGAGTTTGGGCTTTCGCACGGCTCATCTATCGTTACTTACGTCAATACTCGCCAAGAGATTTTAATCTGGACTGACTCGGCGTTGTACTCAATGCAGTATGTTGGCGCACCGTATGTGTGGTCGTTCCAGCTTTTGATGGACAACATTTCCATCATGTCACCGAATTCAATCTACACAGTCAACAACGTGACCTACTGGATGGGCAATGGTAAGTTCTACCAATACTCAGGTCGTGTTGACACGCTGGCTAGTTCGCTGCGTCAGTATGTCTTTGAGGACATCAACCAGAATCAGTCGTATCAAGTGTTTGCTGGCGGTAACGAGGGTTACAACGAGATTTGGTGGTTCTATTGCTCATTAAACTCAGACACCATCGACAGGTATGTCATTTACAACTACCTAGATAAAGTTTGGTATTACGGCACAATGGCAAGGACTGCATGGCTTGATTCAGGTATTAGGGAATACCCTATGGCTACGGATTACAACAACCGTGTGCTGTACCACGAGTCTGACGTTAATGACGTTGCTGGCACAACTTCACTGCCAATTGAGGCTTACATTCAGTCTTCTGACTTTGACATTGGTGACGGGCATAACTTCGGGTTTGTGTGGCGTATCTTGCCTGACGTTAACTTCAACGGCTCAAACATTGACCAGCCGTTTGTCACAATGACGGTCAAACCCCGTCAAAACTCAGGTACGCCATATGGGGTAGCAAATATTCCTGAAGTGCAAAGTGCAAGCAACTACACAGCAGTTCGGGCATACAACGTGCAGCTTTTTGATGGGCAGGTGTACACCCGTCTGCGTGGTCGCCAGATGAGTTTTAGGATTGAGTCTGGAGAACTTGGTGTGCAATGGCAATTGGGAACTCCCAGAATTGATATTCGCAATGACGGGCGGCGTTGATGAGTACCGGCACAACACAATCCCCAAACTTGCCAACACCTCCTGTTGAGTATGAGCAACGTTACCTTGAGCAGTTAACAAACGTATTGCGTCTGTATTTTTCGCAGCTAGATAATCCGGGATTTTCTGCAGCAAGTGGTTTAAACTTGAATATAGATAAACTCCCGACCCAAACCAGTCTTGCTGACCTACGGGTTGGCGATGTGTACCGTGACACAACCGCCGGTAATGTCTTAAAGGTCAAAGTATGAGCTTAGATAAAGTAGCCCAGCATTTAGCCGCCCAAGGGCGCGGCACCGATTCCGTACTTGTGCACATGTCACCAAAAGAAGTTGGTGCGCTGCAACACATGGCTAAACAACACGGCGGTAGTCTGTCGATTAACCCGCAGACGGGGTTGCCTGAAGCTGGGTTCTTAGACGCTATTTTGCCTGTGGTTGCAGGTGCGGGCTTAGCAATGATCCCCGGCGTTGGTCCTCTTATGGCAGCGGGTATTGTCGGCGGTGGCACAGCACTCCTTACTAAAGACCTGAACAAAGGCTTGATGGCAGGGCTTGGCGCGTTTGGTGGCGCGGGCTTGGCTGGTGGAATTATGAATGCTGGCGCAGCAGCGATGGTGCCGGAAGTAACAGCAGCGGGGAATGCCGCGAGTACCGCATTTGGAGCAGGCACCGCCGCAGATGCAGTTAACTTCTTGACTCCAGAAAACTTTGCAAATCTGTCGCCTGAAACATTGCAGTCACTGCAGGGTTCAGTAAGTGGGGCAGCTAACCCAGCAGATGTTATTAGCGCAGCAGCTAAGGCAAACACGGCGGCAACTGCACCCACTGGTTGGGATGCTATGACCAAGGGGTTCCAAGCTACCAAGTTTGACACCAACTACCTTAAGAGCAACATGATGCCTATCGGTGCGGCGCTGGCTCCTGCGCTTATGGGTGGTAATTTGTTTGGTGGTAACTCTGCTCAACAACAGCAGACAGCCAACGCTGGGTATGTTCGACCATACACGTATAGCCAGACTCGCAATCCTAACTACACCGGTGCGGGCACACCGTACTTTAATCAGACAATGACTGCGGGAACACCGATTGCTTCAGGTGACTACGGTTCACAACTCATGCCTATGGCTGCAGAAGGTGGCATCATGGGTACTCGTTACATGGCAGAGGGTGGTATTGCTGATGTGCCTGTTGATCCCGCTGCAACACCTACCGCGCCAGTTAAAAAACAACCTGTATTAGCTGATTATTTAGCCGCAACACGCACCGCGACTGCAAACGCAAGAAACATTGAAGTACCGCCGATGCAAGCAAATAACGTTGTTGTGCCAAATATGCAAGCCCTGTATGTTAACCCACAACAGCAGTACACAGCGCCAGTTAATCAAGTGCCCCAAGCGGTCACGGACTACAACAACATGTTGGGGCAACGCGCACAGCAAGAGTACGTTGTTCAACCGCAACTAGCAGCGATGGTTCCTCAGCATTTGCGCCCCGCGCCTGCTGCGCCCGCTGCACCTTTGCCAGCAAATGCCGATACAACGACTCAGTTGTTCCAAAAATATTTAGGACGCGCCCCAGACCAAACAGGTTTTGCAGCAAACGCAAACGCAACACCGGATCAAATTACTTACGGGATCATGACTTCTCCTGAGTACATGGCTGCAAACCCTAATGCACCGGTTCCTGCAGCTCCTACCGCGTCTATTGCACCTGTCGGCGGTTTGCCCGCTGCGCCCGGTATGCTTCCTACTTATACATACAACCCAGCTACACGTAGTTACGCTACAGCTCCTGTACGAGCCATGCCAGTACCGATGCCGAACTTAGCAGCGCAACAGCAACTATTACAAGATCAACAACGTGCCGGGTACAACGCTGACCAAGGTGGCGGTGGTGGCGGTGGCGGTGGCGGTGGTGGCGGTGGCGGCGGTGGCGGCGGATGCGTTGACCCCGATGTTTTAGTTTTAATGGCTAACGGCAAGCAGAAAAAAGCAGGAGAAATTTGCGTTGGTGATTTTGTTTACGCCCCTCATCAAGACACTCTTGAGTACGGAAACTTTGAAATACTTGCCGCAGACATTATTACGCAACCAAAGTTGCTGCTTAAGTTTGAAGATAGCAGCACTATAAAAGTGTCTGACACCCATAAATTTTTAATGGTCGATGACTCATGGAAACAAATGTTGCACATTAAACTTGGCGATGTTATTCGCGGTATTACTGATAACAAACGCATTGTTGGTATGGAATACATTGGTGAAGGTAGCGTGGTTAAATTTAATGTTGACCAAGCGCATACGTATGTTTCAGAGGGTCTTGTATCACACAACGACAAAAAAGAAGGCGGTTTAATTAACTACGCAGCAGGTGGTGGCATTGGCTCTAGCTACACTGGATTTGATGATCAAAATAATGCTATTGATGGTATGGCACAGTTCAATCAAGGTCCTCAATACCCAATGCAAAAGCCGCAAAACTTTGCGTACGGCGGTGGCATTACTAACAGCCGCCAAGCTGCCGTGCAGTCGTATGCTGCAGCCGCACAAAAAAGCCCATCTGCTATGAAAGAGTTGATGGCTAAAGCACAGGGCGGTGACTACGATGCTATGATCGCTTTGAACAGTTTACAAGGTACACCTAACCAAAACTACGCTGCGGGTGGCGGCATCTACGATCTTGGTGGCTATTCTGATGGCGGGCGTTTACTTAAAGGCCCCGGCGATGGAGTCAGCGATGATATTCCTGCTCAAATTGGTAATAAGCAGCCTGCTCGTCTTGCTGATGGTGAGTTTGTCGTTCCTGCTCGGATTGTTTCTGAACTGGGAAATGGGTCTACAGATGCCGGTGCTAAGCGACTGTATGCCATGATGGAACGTGTGCAAAGTGGGCGCAAGAAGTCTATCGGTAAAGACAAAGTTGCAGTGGATTCTAAAGCCCGTAAACACTTGCCAGTATGAAGATACAGCACGTACCTGTTGCGTTTGCCGCACAAACTTGGGGTTTAGTTCAAGATTTTTTAGCGGAATCGCAACAGTACGCTCAGGATGACTACACCCTAGACCAAATTCAAATGTACGTGTGTACAGGTCAGTGGTTATTGTTAGTTGCAACAGATGACGCGCAAAAACTTTGTGGTGCGATGACGGTAGAGTTTGTCAACAAGCCAACAAAACGTGTTGCTTTTGTAACGGGCACGGGCGGTAAATTTATTATTAACGAAGACACGTTTAAGCAGCTTGAAAATATTTGTCGAGCAAACGGCGCAACAACAATTGAGTGTGCAACAAGGGACTCGGTTGCCAAATTGTTAGTTCGCTTTGGGTTCACTGAAAAGTACATTATTTTAGGGGTATCAATATGAGCGGCGGCGGCGGATCATCATCAGCACCAACTAACCAAACGGTTACAAGCACAAGCATTCCTGAATACGCGCGGCCCTATGCTGAGAGCATGTTGGGGCAGACAAGTGCGCTAACCAACATTAATAACAACCCGTATCAGCCGTACCAAGGTCAGCAAATTGCTGGATTCTCACCCATGCAAGTGCAGGGCATGTCGGGTATTGCCAACCAACAGGTTGCACCACAACTTACAGATGCTTCTAATTTCGCGTTTCAGTCGGGCGCGGGCGGGCTTGGTGCATATCAAAACTCAGCAGCACTGCAAAATGCTTCACTAAACTACGGCTCTCAAGGCGCAAACTCTGCTGCGGTCAATGCTGCTCTAGCTAATACTTACGCAGGCGCAGGCGCACAAGGCGCTTTTGCTAATGCTGACCTCATCAATGCTTATGGTGGTGAAGCTTTTAAATCAGGGCAATTAGGTCAACAACTTGGCGTTGAAGGTGGCGCTAAGTTTGGCAACATGGGTTCTGCATATGGCGCTCAAGGTGCGGACATTGGCACGGCAGGCGGGGCGTACTACGGCGGTCAAGGCATGAACTATGGCGCTCAAGGCGCTAATTTGGCTGGTGCTAACCTCGGGGTTGGCATGACGGGTATGCAAGCTGGTCTGGGCTACGGTCAGGGCGCACAAAATCCGTATGCGGTTCAAGGGTACATGAACCCTTACTTACAAGCATCGTTGCAGCCACAATTAGCTGAAATGCAACGTCAGTATGGCATCTCGGGTGCACAGGGGCAGAGCAACGCAACTAAAGCAGGTGCGTTTGGTGGTAGCCGTGAAGCGTTAATCTTTGCGGAAAACCAGCGCAACAAGAATATCGCAATGAACCAAGCGATTGGTCAGGGTTACAACACTGCCTATGATGTTGCTAACAGAAACATGCAAGCTGCCGCCTCGCTGGGTATGCAAGGTGCAGGAGTTGGACTCGCAGGTTTACAAGGTGCTAACCAAAACTATTTGACTGGGCTTCAAGGCGCACAGACAGGTTTGCAAGGTGTTAATACGCAATTGGCGGGCACAGCACAGGGTATGCAAGGTGCTCAGGTCGGACTCGCTGGTGTTGACCGCCAGTTAGCGGGTACAGCACAGGGTATGCAAGGTGCTAGTCTTGGTATGCAAGGTGCTAACCAAGCCGGTCAGTTAATGATTGGTGGTGGTCAATTGGGTATGCAAGGCGCTCAGACAGCCGGTAACATGGGCATTGCTGGTGCAAACATTGGTATGCAAGGTGTTCAAGGCGCGGTGGGTGCAGGTCAGTACGGTTTGGCTGGGTTAGGTTTGGCAGGTTCGGCAGCTTCAACACTTGGCGCGTTAGGTCAGACTCAGTTTGGTCAACAACAAGCAATCAACCAAGCACAGATGCAAGCCGGTGCGCAGCAACAAGCGTTGCAACAGCAGGGTCTAAACGTTGCCTACCAGCAGTACCAAGACCAGATGAACTACCCATACAAGCAGCTTGCGTTCCAGTCTGACATGATGCGCGGTTTACCAATGTCACAAGCCTCACAAACTATGTACCAGAACACGGGTGCTATGGCTCCTCAGATATTGGGCGCGGGTCTTGCTGCTTATGGTGCAACGAATAAAAGCGCTAAGGAAGGCGGCTTGATGAGCTATGCCCGTGGCGGCGCGGTGCAGGGCTATGCTATGGGCGGTCAACCTGTTGTTGATCCTCGGGCGGTGGCGGCTACTAGCCCTGCTGCGTTATCTAGTAAGTTGTCGCAGTTAACTGACGGGCAGTTACAAGCTTATGCTCGTACAGTAAAAGATGCGGTTGCACTTGCTGAAGTTAAAGCTGAGATGACAAGACGCGCTAGTGTGCGTCAACCTCAAGGCGAAATGCCAACACAGACGGTAGCTCAAGAAGTTGCTGGGCAAGGTGGTATTGCTGAGCAGCCCGTGATGGCGGCTGGCGGGGGGATTGTTGCGCTTGCTGGGGGTAGTAAAGATGCTACTGAAGACGATACGTTTGGTTCAGATGTCAGACTGGAAGATGTAAAAGAGAAAAAACCATCGTTAGAAGGTATGTTTGGTTTACGCGGCGCAAAAGTACCCCGTTCGCAAGTTATACCGGCACCGGCAAACGATAAAACGATGGCAAATTGGGATGCATCAGGGCGTGAAATAGCCCGAGATACCGAGTTGTTTGCTGAACGTCAAGGTGTGGCACAAGATCAACAAGCCCGGCAAATTCCAGAATTGGCAAATTGGGATGCATCAGGGCGTGAAATAGCCCGAGATACTGAGTTGTTTGCCGAACGTCAAGCTATGGCACAAGATCAACAAAATCGTGCTGACACTGCCGCACAAATGTATGCGGGCAACGCTCAAGAAGGTCCGGGGCAATACCCTAATTTAGGTGGCATCACCGCTATACCTCCTGTTGCTGGGGCTACTCCTGCCACTGGTGCTCCTGTTGGTGGTGGCATTATTCCTACTTCCGCTGTACCTCCTGCTGGGGGTGGTATTACTGATGTTGGTACTCCCGCTGGTGGTGCACCCCGTACTGGTACTACTGCGCCTGTTAACGCTATTACACCTCGCACTCCCGGTGCTGGTGGGTTTGGTGCTGTGCCTACGGTTCCCGGTGTTGCCGGTGCTGGCGACATATTTGGTTGGGGTACGTACGCAGCAAACGTAGCGAAAGCCGCAGAGTTTGATCCTGAAGACAAAGCTGTTCTTGCCGATTTGCAAAAACGTACTGAACGTAAACTGCAACGTGCTGAAAAGCAAGAACGCGGTGTAATGAGCGAAGCCATGATTGCAGGGGGTATCGCAATGATGGGTGGCATGAACTTGTCAGATGGCATTAGGCGTTTAGCGGAAGCAGGCGGTAAGCAATACTTCTCATCACAAGCCGAAGCTCGCAAAGCCATTGAGAAAGCTGACGAAGCTCAAGATGCATTTAGTCAATACAAGTTGTCGCTCAAGCAAGGCAATAAAAAACTTGCTGCTGAGATGTATGGCAAGTACTTCAACACTGTTATGGACTTCCAAGGCAAGATTCAAGCTGCTGGTATCACTGCTGGTGCGTCTAGAGAGGCTACTGCGGAAGCCGCTAAGACTCGACTGCAAATTGCAGAAGATAACCGTACTCAACGTGCTCAAGAATTTGAGATTAACCAAGCTCGCTTGCGTAATGACATGACAATACGCGTTGCAGAACTAGAATCGCGTCGAGATGATGCCAGAGCGCAAAACGCATTAACGGCTTACAGAGGGTTTAATGAGTCAGCTACTCGGGTAGAAGCTCAAAAAACAGCAGCAATAAATGCGGCTCTTAAACCGTTTACAAGTCAGTACGAAATGCTTAGTATGCAAGCTACTGGTCCAAAAGCAGACCCAAAAGCTAAAGAAGCATTTAGAGTTTTGCAAGCTCAAATAGCTGTCGAACGCGATAGAGCTAGTAAACCGTTTGATTTGCGTATACTAGAATTAGATGCTAACGCCGCAAAAGCTTTGGGTATGTCTACACTTTCAGGTAAAGGCGGTATTCCAACATACGATCCAGCAACCCAAACTTGGAAGTAAGGTAAGCCATGCAGACTATTAACATCGAAGGCTTTGGGCCTATGAATTTTCCCGATGGGATGTCTCGGGACGATATACAAAAAGCTATCGAAACAAATATTCTGCCATCGTTGCAATCTGAACCAGCACCAAATTCTCTTGCGGCTATGCGCAAAGCTCGTGAAGAAGAATCTAGGGCGATACAAGAAGCAGCAGAAAAAGCAGCGCAAGAGGCGGCAAAGCCCATTCCCGAAGGTGGGTTCTTAGCAGCAGCAAAATCTAGCGGGTATCAGCTTGCTGCGGATACTAAGCGGCTGGCTGGTCGTACCGGCATCATGGACACGGAGAAGGCTGAAGCTTCTGCTGCGGAAAGCGAACAAGCTGCGGCAAATACCTTTAAAGGTACTGAAGAAGGTTGGCTTGAAAACCCATGGCTTAAGTTTAAAGAACTTGCTGGGCAGTCTGCTGCCTATACACTAGCACCGCTTGCTGCAGGTGTGTTAGCTGGTACGGCTCCGGTAGCTGGTGCGCTTGGTCTTGGTACTGGTGTTGCTGCCGCTCTTGGTGCGGGTTTGGTATCGGGTGCACAATTTACAGGCTCTAACTTGTCTCGGCAAGTGCAAGAAAACGGTGTCAGACTAGCTGATACAGACATCATAGCTGCGGGTGCAGCAGCAGTTCCACAAGCGTTGTTAGACGTTGTGTCATTTAGAATGATGCCCGGCATCAGCAGGATTTTTAAATCTGCAGGTAAAGAACTTACAGAAGAGCAGTTAAAGGCGATTGCACAACGCAACTTATTAACTAACGTAGGCATGACCGGCGGTAAGGTTGCTGGTGTTGAAGGTCTTACTGAAGTAGGTCAGCAATTTCTTGAGCGTTTGCAAGCGGGTATCAGCACCATAGATGCCGGAGCGCGTGAAGAGTACCTAGACAGCCTGATCGGCGGTGCGGTGCTTGGCGGTGCGTTTGGTGGCGTAAGCGGTGCAGGCGCAAGAGGTCGTGCGCAACGTGAATTAAATGCTCGTGAAGCTAGAATCGCACAAGAAGAAGCCGCTAAAACAGAGTACAACCGACGGGTTGCTGGTGCAGAACAACTCCCCCTGCTGCCTGATGAGATGCAAGGCCCCGCCGCGCCAGTAACAGCGCCGGCCCCCACCGCTGCTGAACCAGTAGAACCCACCGCTGCCGGTCCTGAATCGTTGCCTTTGGACTTTGGTGAGCGGCGTCAAGCAGAGTTAGAACAAACTTTCGGCTCTCAATCACCTGACTTGCTGGGCGATATTGTGCCGGAGCGCAGTGTTGCGCTTCAAGCTGACCCTGTAGAAATACGTACTAGAGAATTAACACAGGCGCTTATTGACGTAGGTGTACCACCCAAAGAAGCAGGTATTGCTGCTTATAAGCAAGCACGAAACGAACAACGCGATGATACGCTTGCAGAAATGCAAAGCGGTGCTGGTGCTGACTCTAGGCAGGGTGCACTCCAATTTGCGCCCGCTGCGCCCGCTCCAACTTTGCAAAACGCTCCTTTGACGCAAATGCAAAGCGAGATGGGGTACACCGCTGCTGAGCAACAACGCGAGGCACAAAAGCAGGCTGAATTAGATAAGATCGCTCAACAGTCAAGCATTCAGCGCGACCTGACCGATGCCCAAGGTGACTTGGCGGATGCTGGGTTATCCAAAGCGTCTCAAGGTGCTGCACCTATTTCACCGATTCAAGCCGGACAGCCAACACAACAACAACAGCTTGACTTGTTTTCACGTAAACAAACACCAGTACCCTCCCGGGCAGAGGGTATTCGGCAGGGTGTAGGTACACAGGTTAACGAGCAAGAATTGCCAGATGCTCAACCCAATACGCTCATAAATCAGGAGTCGGTTGATTGGTTGTTCTTACCAAATAATGCTGCGGTGCGTCAAAATATCTTGGGTAAAGACTTAGCAAAGCCTGCTGATCGTGCGTACGTTGCCAAACAACTTGAAGAGGCGCGTAAAGCTTTTGCCGCTCGCAGTGACCCACGTTCGCGCACCGCTGTAAAACGAATTAACGATATATTAAAACAACCGCCGTTTGCCCAGATTGATCTGCAAGGACCACGTGGTGGTACGTTTGCACCCTACCCACAACCAAAAACAACTCGTTTGTATCGGGCAGAAACTACTTCCAATACTCCCAAACCTAATATTCCTAGTTGGATTAAAGAATCTGATAACTACAAAAATACGTTAGCAGCGTCAAACCGGTGGTTTACTGATGACATCAACGAAGCTAATTGGTATTTAAAAAATGAGCACCCCAATGGGCGTTTGACGTACGTTGATGTTCCTACTGCGGAAGTAGAAAAATATCGCGTTTCTAATATGCAAAATAAAACTGGTGGCAAAGACGTAGGGGATAATCCCGCTGCATATTCGCGCAGACCAGAAAAAGAATTTTTTATACCTAGCGACCTTGCAAACGCACGTAAGGATTATGTTGGTGGTGCTAAAAAAGCAGCCAATACTCCTGCGACAAAAACTACGCCTAAAGCTGACATCGAAGCTGACGCTAAAGCTGAAGCCGCTAAGCAAAAAGCTACGCAAGAGCAAGCAGCTAAGCAAAAAGCTGATGTTGCAACTAAAGCCGCTAAGCAAAAAGCTGATGTTGCAACTAAAGCCGCTAAGCAAAAGGCTGATGCTGAAGCAGCAAAACAACAGGCTGCGCAGGAAGAAGCGGAAGCCGAAGCCACGCCCAAAACTCCTGCGCCTGAAACCAAAACTACGCCTGAAACCAAAGCCGCACCCGAAGCCAAAGTTTTACCCAAAGGAGAGCAAGACAATAAACTCACCGCTGCCGAGCAAGAAGCTGAAGTTGCTAGGTTAAAAGCCAAGAATGATGCGGTAGCAAACTCTGCCATAGCGCACTTGGTAGCTCAATGGGGGCAACCTGCACCAGTAGCCGCAACAGGGGGTAAAGGTAAGGGTAAGAAGTTAAAGCTTGAAGAGGCATTAGACGGGGACCTACCCGACAACGTGCAGGCGCAATTACAAGCAGGCAATCTTACTGATGCGTTGAACACACTCGCTGCCCAAACCGGTGGCTTGACGGGGCGCATCCTCAAGTTGCTCATGCGTGGTGTAACAGATACCAAAGTCAAAGTTGTTGATAATTTAAAAGACGATGCGGGTAAGCCTATATCCGGCATGTTCGACCCTGAAACCAACACAATTACGTTGGACTCAAAGACTGGGTTAAACAACCACACGTTAATTCATGAGACTGTGCACGGTGCGTTATCACACGTGCTGGACAACGCAAACCATCCTGTTACCAAACAGCTTACGGCTCTGTTCAACAAGGTCAAGCCATCCCTTGATTCAGCTTACGGTGCAACAAGTGTGCAAGAGTTTGTTGCTGAGGCGTGGGGTAACCCAGAGTTTCGTACCAAGCTTGCCGGAATCAATCCCGATGGTACGGCGATTTCAGCATTACAAAAATTCACGAACATCATAAAGAACTTTGTACGGCGTTTAATGGGTGCGGAACCCAAGGCTGTCGAATCAGCGTTCGACCAAGTTGACCGACTGATGGAAGCGGCTATCTCACCTGCCCCTGACTCGCGTGTAGGCGAAGCGTTGTACATGGCATCGGCTAATGGTACTGGCGCGGGTGTGATGAGCAATTTGATTGACGGTGTGATTAACAACATCCCATACACAAGCAATCAGGTTAAGAACGAGATACACCACGGCATTACTACTACGTTACCAAGAGGTGCGCAGGGCGCAATGCTGACTACTTTACCGTTGCCAGCCTTTGCTGAAGTTGCAAGTGTGGATAACACGTTGCCACAAGCCGCGCAGCTAAACAACATTGTGCAGAAACATGATGGTCGGTTAGACAAACGCCTAGAGGCAATTGAAGCGGTAAACGACCATGCGATCAAGTGGTGGAATAAGCAGTCGGATTCGGTTAAAACCAATTTTAAGGATGTGGCAAACACCGCTTCACGTGCAGGGGTCGATCTGTTTAATATCGCAGGAGCACGTAAAGCATTTATGAAAGACCCTGCCGAACTTAAAGCGTTTGATGAGCTTGTGGATAAGTTTAACAAATTAGATGCGCCTGCAAAAGTTGTGTACAAGGACATCCTTGATACATACAAACAGTTGCGTGATGATGGGGCAGCAAACTTAGGGGCGATGGTCAAAGATTCAATTACCGATCCCGCAACTTCAGCACACGCATCCAGCATCATTCAAAAACTGTTTACTCAGATGGGTAGCATCAAGGGTTACATACCTTTTGAGCGTAAGGGCGAGTATCGGTTGTCTTACGAGCTGCCTAACGCACCTACCCCTATCGTGCGGCAATTTGAAAATCCAAAGGATCGTGCAGACGCTATTGCAGAAGCCAAAGCAGAAGGGGCTATGCACATACAGGAGTTCTCAAAACTATCTGAGTTCAACTACAAGAACACCCCAGCCGGTTCGTTTATGAACACCATCGTGAATACGATGCAGATAAACAAAGTACCCCAAAACGTAATGGATAAGGTCATCGAGCAGTGGATTGACATGATGCCTGAGACCTCGTTCGCGCAGGGGTTCCGCAAGCGTAAAGGTACGCTCGGCTTTAACGAAGATGTGCTTGATGTGTTTAGTCGCAAGCCTTATACGTTTGCTCGGCAAGTTACGAACATGGAAACCGCCGGTCAGGTCCGTTCATTGTTAACAAAGGCACGTGAACATGTTAATGCGACTGGTGCAACGGAAGAGGGCCGCAAGTTCTTAGCAGAATTCCAACGCCGTGCTAGTTTTGCAATGAATCCTGATGTAGCAGAGTGGTCAAACTTGATGACTACCGCTACGTTCGGTATGACGTTGGGTGCAAACATCTCATCAGCCGCTGTCAACCTTACATCTATCCCTATCGTAATCGGTCCTTATCTTGCGGGGCAATACGGACCTGCGGCATCAACGCAAGCTATTTTTGCAGCGGGGGGCGCATTTTTAGGTAGTGGCACTACGCACATGGTGAATGGTAAGGAAGTGAGAGGTGGGTTCTCAATTGAAAATTATGACTTCAATGACCCCAACTTATCTCCTGAAAAACGTCGCTTGAAGACATTGGTTGAGCGCGGTAAAGAGACAGGGCAGTTTGGGCGTTCGCTTACCAAAGATATATTGGACACGAGCAAGGGTGGTAGCAAATTAGCGAAAGTCAATGCGTTCATGGGGTATTTGATGCACCATACCGAACGCATGAACCGGCAGGTGGCGTTGACCGCTGCGTACACCCTTGAGCTTGATCGGCTGGACAACAACCCAAAACCCGCTGAGCGTGGGTTGTCAGGTCAAGAAAAAGAGAACCTAGCGTTTGACAAGGCTTTACGCACGACTGAACTGCTTAACGGTGGTACGTCTGCCATGGCTGCGCCAAGCATTGCCCAAGGCTCGATTGGGCGCATTGCGTTCATGTACAAACGTTACGGTGTCACACAGTACTACATGTTGTACAAGACCGCAAAAGATGCGATGACCGGTGCTGATCCTGAAGTGCGTAAGCAAGCATGGAAGCAACTCGGTTGGGTGTCAGGCTCGGCTACGCTAATGGCAGGTGTGCGGGGCGCACCGCTGTATGGTGCAGTGCGATTGCTTTACGATATGTTCAAAGACGATGACGATGACAACTTCGATACTGTCATGCGTAAATTCGCAGGGGACACAGCGTACGGTGGCTTGTTCAACGCAGCAACGGGTCTTGAGATTGGCTCACGTGTGGGGCTGACCGACATGATCTTTAAACCATCGCAGTCTTCGTCAGACAAGCAAACAGCTTTGGACATGGCAGTTGAGTTCGTTGGTGGGCCGGCATACGGTACGGCTAAACGCATGATACGTGGTGCTGACCTGATCAACGAAGGACACTTCTCGCGCGGTCTTGAACAGATGCTTCCCGCTACGCTAGGCAATGCGCTTAAATCAACACGGTATGGTGCAGAGGGCGCTAACACTTTACGTGGTGACCCAATCACAAGCGAAATATCACCGTGGAACGTTGGTGCACAGGCGTTTGGTTTTGCCCCTGCGGAATACACTCGGCAACTTGAGATCAACGCAAACGAGAAGGCTATCAGTCGGTACGAGACAGAGCACCGTACCAAGATGCTGCGTGAGTTCTACATGGCTACAAGGCAGGGTGACTCGGAAGGTGCGTCAAAAGTTATGGAGCAGATTCAGAAGTGGAACGCTAAGCACCCGTACAAAGGTGTTGCTGTGACTGCCGAAACAATCCGCGCTTCAATGAAGCAGCATATGAAAGAGACGATGATGGCGCAGAGTGGTATCAGTATCAGCAAGGCGCGGATGCCTGAGTTTCTTAGAAGTATGCAAGAGTACGAGGGTAACTAACAAAAAAACCCCCACGGCTAAGGTGGGGGCAAGGGACAACTAAGGAGAACAAGCAACAAGAAAGCCACTTGTTCGTATATGCTATCACACCATTCGCCAAAAGCGTACGCCCCAGCAATTGTTCTCAACCCGCTCACGTGACTCCAACCGCCAATTTCTGTCTTGCGCTATCAGATTCATCTGCATTTTGAGATTTTCTGTGTCGATAGCAGGGACAAAAACAGACATGTTGGGTTTAAAATTATCCCAGTCGATATGAATGTACACACCGTCTGGGCGTAATTCATTACTCTTGAGTCGGTTCTTCAAATAGTGTTGACGCTGTTGCGAGTGTCTGCTCTTTTCCTTCATCCATGAACTCCGTGAAGTCAAGCACCCATACATCGGTAGCAGGTAAATTCACGTGCGTACCTTTGCCTAGTCGTATCTTGTCACGCTTGGCTTTAGTGCGACCTGATTTAAGACCATCTATCAATGCGGTGTAATTGATCTGCTGCTTAGCGCACCATGTCTTTAATGGTTTTGGCATCAAGTACATGGTCTTTACATCGTACTCGTAGCGGGCAACCAACGCTATGCGGGGTGTTGCTTCAGGTAGCACAGCCTTCTCGATGTTGTTGGCGTCTTTACGTAAGTCTTGCGTACTGGTGATGCGCAGCACGTTGTTGTAATTCTCAGCCAAGTAATCGGTCAAGATACTTTCAACATCGCCGCCCATAAACTCCATGTCAGCCTTTGCTTGCTGCAGAACTTCAACAATCCATTTAAACATCGCAGCAATATCAAACGCAACAAGCCCAAGCTTCTTAGCAAGTATCAATCCTGCAATTGTGGTGGCTGCTTGCACAGACCAAAAACGGTTCTCGGCTTGCAAACCCGCTGCGGCATCAATGCGTTGCTGCGTTGCCAAGATAAGCTCTCTGGTTGACTCGACGTTGTTCATTACGTACTGAATAAACATCACACCCGCATGACCGTAGTGCTCTTTGATGTCGGCACTAAACACATCGGTCTCGGTTTTAGTTGCAAACACCATCTTACGTGCACGATACGAAAGTACCCGTTGTGCTTCAGCTTTTGGTAACGCCTTGTACGATGAGATACGCTCAAGCATATCGGTGTTGCCTGTCGTACCTACTGTTAACTTCCACGGCGCACCACGAAAGCGTTCGGCGTTGCCTTTGGGTGACAAACGATTACGTTGCAACCCGCTCGGAACCTGATACGCAAAATCACTCAGGTCTTTCGGTGCGGTGTTAGTCATCTCATCGCTATAGAACGGCAAGTTTTTGTAAATCTCAGCACGATTCATTTTCGAGTTGTACGTGTCACGCTCAAGCATCACTAGCACATCAGGGTTGCCCCATATAGATGCACCTGCGTACATAGCGGTGGTCTTACCCAAGCCTGTATCTTTGCTATGCAAGTGAAAGATTGAACCGTTGATCGGCATAAACTGCATCAGCACAGAGCCAAATCCAATACCGAACATGTACTGGTGCACTTCAAAACCGGGCTTGTTGTAAAAATCAATTGTCTTGCACCAATGCTCAAGCGTACCCTTCGGTACGAACGCTGGAAACAACCCTGCGGTATTGCTTGCAGGAGGGTTCACAGTAATGTTGTCTTTAAAGACTTCCATATTGCCGACAACAAACGATGTGAAGTTATCGTCTGTCCATCCGAACTGCCGACGGGCCTCGTCTGCTACGGTTGTCATCTGTAAATCGTTTACCCATGTGGTTACGTAGTTCATAAGTTCATCCATTTTCATAATAGCAACACCGTGCATGGACATGTAGCGCCGGAACTCATCCTTTGCTGTAGCTGCTGCATACGGTATCGTAAATTCACGAACCCCATCTTTAGGCAAGTGCAATCTCATAACTAACGCTTCGCCTATTTCGGGGTCTCTTAACCTGCGCACGACATATAAATCGTGGTGATACACCGGTATTTCAATTTCACCATCATCGCTTTTGACTCGTTTGAATATGCCACCGTTCTTGCCACGCACGTAAGGCGTGGGGTACTTCGGTATTGTGTACTGCTGCGGTGGTGTATTCGGTAAGTCAGCAGAGATGTCCTCTACAATAACTTCTTCCTCAGTCGTTGATAATTCCCGCCCTAAAGCAAGCGGGTTTGTAATCTTACCCCAGTGTTTGCAATCAGGGCAGATGTTTGGGTTGTACTTGTTAAACGTTTGGCAACTATAAGGTCCACGTATCTGCGATGCTTTGTACTCAGTTGAATCATACGAGTAATCAGGGTGCTGCGTTGAAATTTTATGTATAGCTTTGTCACGGTCTTCGCAAAACGCTGCGATTGACAACCCCGCCCGCCACATTGGTTCCGACATTGTGGTTTGATTTTCAGCAACCCACTTGATTTGTGCACAGCCCTCACCTGCGACTGTTTTGAGCATAATCGTTTTAAACTTGCTGACATAACTACCCATCAACTTCATCATGATGGGGTCAATTTCACGGGGTACATACGAGCGTTTACGGGCTAACGGATTAACACCAAGCAAGTCCCGAAAGCTTTCAAAGGACACCGCCTGAGCAGGGTCACCAATAAACTTTACGATGTTAGCAGGTGTATCTTTATGGTTATGGGTCCCGGGAACACGTAGCACACGCGCCGAATCAGATGTTACTGCAGCATCAGCATACATACTATGGTCAACACATAATTCTTTCAATCGTTCCGCAACAGGCAACCATATATCACGAGCAACCGGTTCAGTTAAAGACCAGTACACATGAATGCCACGACCAGAATTAACCATCGTGGGGCGTGGCAGCTTAAGTTCTTTACAGAAGTTACGTAAGCCTTGCAGGGCCTCCGCCTGTGTTTCGTAATCTTTTGTTGCACCGCAATCCAAATCAAGAAAAAATGATCGTAATTGTTTGACGTTGTTGTTACGCCGTGAACCTGACTCTTCAAACGTAGCTAATGCAAAGTACGCATTCATTGAATCCTGAATATCAAGCTCAAGTGCAGCGGCGACTGCTTCATCAAGATCGGTATAAAATTTTTGCTTTACAAGTGGGTCTCGCTTTTCACCGTGTAGTTCTTCAATACCTGTGATGCAGTAATACCCTTCATCACCAAGCATTGCTTCTAGAAATTCTTTTGTGTCCATGGCATCGCCTTGCTTGTTATTGTGGGTGGGGTGGGGCTACTCGCTGCACTAGCTAGTCGATTAACCGGTGACTATGTTTAACCAATTGCACATTACATGCTAGGTCTAGCATCCGCTTTTGCCCCGAACTACTTAATCGTCCCATTCACCTACAATATCAGCAAGGTCAGCCTTACCTTCAACCGGTGCTGCTGCGGTCTTCTTTGCCATCTTCTTAGGCTCTTCGATAGGCTCTTCGGCAACGGCTTCAGCTTTCGGTGCTTCAAGCTTTGGCGCAGCTTTTGCTACGGGCTTCTCGAACAGCTCATCATCTTTCTTCGCGGCACCTACACCATCCATCTGTGAAACGGTAAGTGTGATCGCCTTGGCTGTGTCTTCGTGCTCACGCATCTCAAGAACAATCTCAATTTCCGCATCTTCAAGGCGGCGAATAGGTTTGAAGATCAACTTAGGTGTTGGGCTTGAAGTATCAAAACGCATCTCAGTCACAATCGCAGACGGTACTTCATTGTGAACTTTCAGGTGACGACCATATGCTTGTAACGGCATCTTGTTCTTGTCACCCGCACCAAAGATTGATGTCGATGGCAACGTCAACTGGTACACCTCACGCTTCTCAATCTCGCCTTCAAGCTGTACAGCCAAGCGTTGTTGGAAACGGCAAGCACGACCTTCACCCTGACCTGAGCCTTTGATGTTTTGCTTGCAATCCATGCAGCGGGCTGCTTGCTTGTTATCCTGCGGTACATCTTCGGCAGGAGTTTGCGTATCTGCTGACCAACATGTGGGCTTGGTTACTTCACCCTCTTGGTAGCTTCCGGCAAAATACATGCGGCTGATCGGTGCAGCATCGACAATCACGATATTCATCGCACGGTCTTCGCTTACACGGTGCTCTTTACCATTGAGCAACTCACGGAACACACCACCCTTGATTGACAAGCGGCGGTTCTGTGAACCACTTCCTGCGCCACCGGACAGGGTATCCGATAAGCTACCTTTAAGCTTCTCAGCAAGGGCTGAGGATTTACCGCTAAACAGAGTCATTGAAGTCATTGTCGTTCTCCTTATAGATCATGGTCGGGATTAAAATTCAGCTCAAGCTGAACAGGCACAGGAATGCTGCTGACTTCAACAACAGCATCCACAGGTTTCACTTCAGGGTCAGGGATTTTGGTCAACGCTGCAATAACCATCGGAATATTGAACCGATAAGTATTACCGACTTTGATGTACGTATGCTTAGGTACTTTCCCTTGACGTATCCATCCACGAATACACGAGATAGACACGGTAAGTTGTTTTGCTAGTTCTTCAACTGGCACATATGGGGCTTCACTCATTATTTTCTCCTTACGGTGACTGAATATTGACTCTCAACGTTGAGTCCGGGGGGTAGCAGTTCGGGGTGTTCCTCCAAAAATTGTTTTACGTTACCTTGGTGCAGCCGCTTCTCGAACAACTCAGGTGCTTGATGCTCGATGATGAACTTACCCATCGACTCCCAATCGTTTGTCCAATAGCTTTGTTTTGTCGTGCGAAAGAACAGCCCTTCGGTTGTACGCACGCTCTCGACATTGTGTTCTTTGCAGTGGTCTAGCAATGCACCTTTGATCTTGGTCATCTGATCCTTAAGTGCCTCTTCCTGCTGCTTGAACTGTTGCAGTAACTCATCATGCTTGCCGCGCATTTTGAGGTAAATCTTTACAAGTTTTTCTACGGGTATTTGTTGATCATTCATGATACTCTCCAAGTGTCAGAAACTTAATTATAATGACATATTCTACGCTAGTCAAGTAGATTCTTATATAAATCTATAACTTTTGAGTGAATGTCTATTTTATTGTCAAGAAGTTGGTAAATATGACGTTCTACTGATGAGCCTTGTAACTGAACCACCGTTGTGGGGTGGCGTTGCCCTGACCTATGCACCCGTGCGTTTGCCTGAGCGTATGTCTCAAGAGACGGTACAGGTCCCCACCAAACTACCGTATCGGCAGCGGTTAACGTCACACCGTGTGCGGCTGACTGGGGCTGGATTATAAGAACTCGTGGGTCTTGCGTGGTTTGAAAACGGGTAAAAATATCGGTGCGCTTGTTGACTGGCACATCGCCTGAAATGATCTCGGCAGTAATCCCGTCAGCTTGCAGCTTGCCAGCCAAAATATTGATGACATGCTTGAAAGGCACGAACACCAGAACCTTTTGGTTGGTTTCATCAATAACTTCTTTTAGTGCGGCATACCGATTTTTAACGTCAAACTCAATCGTTTCACCTGTGTCGGAGTACACCGCACCACAAGATATTTGCAGGAGCTTGTTCATGTTCACTGCAGCGTTGACTGATGTAATCGCTTCGCCTGCCGCCTCGATAATCATGCGGTTCTTGAGCAGGGCATAGTACCTCTGCTGCTGCTTGGTCAACTCGACTGTACGCTTGACGTACGTCATCTCCGGCAGGTCAAGGCACTCGTCTTTCGTAAACCGAATAGCGGGTTGCAGGGCTTCAAATACAATCTGCGTGGCGTTCGGTCTAGGTATCCACCGGAACTGACTGACCTTGTTCATGACCATCTCACGAAACGTGGACAAGAACCGTGGAACGGTAACGGGATTAACGAGCTTTGCCAAGCCGTACGCATCGACAGGCGACTGTGCTGCAGGGGTTCCGGTCAGCATCCACAACCATGTATCAGCTTTAACCAACCCATTTAGTACCTTCCACCGTTTTGACTGCGTGTTTTTGTATGCGTTGGCTTCATCGACCACAATTAAATCAAAATTTGCTTGTTCAATCTCATCGCGTACAATCTCAACACCGTCATAGTTGATGATGACAAACTCAGCATTACCGTTAATGATCTGTCTGCGCTTCTCTGCGTTGCCGTATGCGATGTCTACTGTGCGGTGTATTGCAAACTTAAACAAGTCTGCCCGCCATGCAATGTCCATGATTGACATAGGGCAAATCACTAACACCCGCCGGATTCGCTTCTCACGCATCAGGTAGTCTGCTGCCCATATGACGCTACCGGTCTTGCCTGTGCCTTGCTCATTGAAGCAAAAGGCCCGCTTGTGTAACGTGAGGAATGCAGAAGTTGTTCGTTGGTGATCAAAAGGCTTGTACTGCCCGGGCCAAGCGTAGTGCCCCAAAATAGGACTTGGTACATTGCGTATCTTCATGTTCTTGAGGACCTGCGCTTCATCAAGCCCCCACCGTACAAGTACTTTACCTTCACCAAGGTCTTTGCTCTTAGGTATGACTGTCGTGATCTTCTGCGGGTTACGCAGTCGCAACAGCAATGCCTTATTGTCAACAATTTCCAACTCATTCTCCGATGCCAAATCGACCAAACACGGTGTGCATGGTCTTATTATTTTTGGTACTGCTAGTACTACTTACTTCTTCTTGCGTTCGCGCTTACTAACTTCTGATACTAGGTTGCGCTTTGCATCACGTTTAAATGAGCGGTTTACATTCGCATCTTCAACACGTACCCCGTGCTTAATCGAGCCGCCTTTATCAATCGCTTTCACGTGCGCTGCGTCTTTACCATCACCCTTCTGCAGCTTGCCTTCTTTGACTAGCGTAGCACGACCTTTGTTGCGTTCGGCACGTTCTTTAATGTGTTCGGGCTTGCCGCCGTACAACGCATACTCACGCTTGTAATTTCGATCTTCTTTCGGATTCTTGTACGCCATGTTAACCCCTTCCGTTGTGCAAGCAACTCAGCACCGCACAATGTTTTTTACATAGACCACTTGGTTTTGGATTCCATACATCGGTGTCATAAGCAGCTTTCATGCGGTTGTACGACTTTAACCACTTTAACCACAGTCCGTCAACATCCTTGAGTACATAACGGTCTTTAATGAAATCGTTACTGATAACAAACAGCAACCCTGCACGGACATCTTCGACCAATGGGAAGTGCTTGAATATCGCAAGTGCCATTAACTCAAGCTGCCCCTTGTCTGCGTACTTCGCATTGCGACCTGTCTTGTAATCCACTACACGTGCGATGCCCGTATCATGATCCACAATTACCAAATCTGCAATACCCCGCCACCATGCTTCGGGTGCGTCAAAGGCACAGGGCTGCAAGTTCTCAGTCAACCCCATCTCGTATTCGCAATGCTTATCGCCCTTCATTTCATTGAGTTTATCAAGCACAGGCTTAGCAAACGCAAACTGTGGGGGTAGTGGTGTTGCATCACGGATGTACAACTCAGCAGCGGTGTGAAACTCCTTGCCGTATATCGTGGCATCAGTCGGGGGTTCCTCGTACTCCTTGAGGACTTTGATATGGTAGAACTGCTTGGGGCATGACTCAAACTTCTTCATCCCGCTGTACGACCACGCTTTAGACATCAACACGCCCCATAATTATCACCCGAACCTGACTCGCAATTCAAGGGCAAGCCTTGCGCCCAGTCAGGTGTCCAACGCATACACTCTTCAACAAATTGTGTTGCATCATTTACTTCTTCATCACGCACCACGCAAGCAATCGCATCATGCACCGTCAACACAACCTTGTAACGCTTGGCTATACGCAACATCTGCTCGGCAATGATGCAACGTGCTACTGCTTGACACACGTTCTCAATAATCTTACCCCCGTATATACGGGTGCGACCACGGCGAGTAGCATAACTAAACTCGATGCCCTTCTCACCTTGCTCAAATTCAAGACCATCATAGCGCATCATCAAGCCGGATGGAAGCCATATTCCTGCCATTTTAGGTTTAATTGTAAGCACACCGCTAGGCATACCAAGATTCATACCTTCACCGTTTACCATCCGAATAAGTGAGGTCTGTGCGTCTTGCCATAGCTGCACTATGTCATCATTTGTTTTACGGTAAATCTCAATGATCCTCCGGGCCTCAGCGAGTTCTATATCAAACCCAAACGTCTTAAGCTGTGCCTGAAACTTCAATGCGCCCATGCCGTACCCTGCACCAAGAATCGTTGTCTTACCGACAAAGCGTTGATCTTTGTTGATCTGATCTTCTGCCACACCGTAGATAGCCGATGCCATTTTTTTGTACACATCTTCCTTGTTGGCAAAGCCTTGTACCAAGTCAGCCTGCCCTGCAAGCCAAGCGAGAACGCGGGCTTCGATCTGTGCTGAATCAGCGTCTATGATCTTATAGCCTGTTGGGGCAATAATGGATTGCTTGAGCTTGTTTGCATTAGCCCCACGGCTCGGCAAGTTCTGCAGGTTGATCTTGTCATCACCACCAAACCGCCCTGTATGCGCTGCGTAGTATCGAATCGGCACAGGCAATAACCCACGCTTGGCAATATCAATGAAGCGTTGGGTGCGGGTTTCTTCAAGCGTTGACTTCGTACCTAGTCGTGCAGCAACAAGAGTCTGCACCCTAATATCCTCATGGTCAGCAAGTGCTTTGAACCCTTCGTCGCTCTTGGCAAGTGCGAGTGCTTCTTTGCCTGTGGTCAGGCTTACCTTCATCGGCGGCTCAACCCCAAACGACTTGAGCAATTCGGCAAACTTCAAGTTTGACATCAGTACATCTTTGGTCACGCTTGCATCGCTGAGTAACTGTTCTTTGCGTTCACGAATATCATGCAAGTGGTGCTCAAGCAAGGGCAGGTTCAGGTCAAGCACAGGCTCAATGAACATACGCAGGGTCAAGTCGATTATGCGGAACTCTTGCTTCGGGAATCCTTTAGCCATGAGATGAAACAACTTGTGCGTAATTTCGACATCGTTGATGCAGTAGTCACCGTATTGTGACAGTTTCTCATCGTTAAAATCGGCACGGCGCATACCCTTGGCTGCTACAACTTCTTCACCCTTGACACCGACCTTGTAACGCTCAGCCATAGCTTTGAGTGAGCCACCCACCTCAATACCATGCAGGGCACGACCCATACACAGAGTATCAGCCCACACACGAGGCTTGACACCAAAACGCCAAGCAAGGATAGCACCATCAAACATGGTGTTGTGGCATACCACCATCGCATCTGACCATTTAAACGTATGGAGCCACGCTTTAATCTGTTCATGTGTGCCACTCGCCCACTCGGTTTGATTGTTGTTAACTTTAATCGCAAGACCAATCACCTCAAACTTGTCATCACGTACATACTCTTCGGTTGTGATTTTGCTTAAGCTGAAGTCTTGGTCATAGTACGTCTCCATGTCGAGCACGATCAAGTCCATTACTCTTCCTTAGTTGTTTTACGTTTTCTTTTAATTGCTGTGATACCCATTTCGGGTTCAGATACAGGTTCAGCATACTTAGCATCAAGCATTGCGTCTGCCATTTCATAACACCACTTTGCGGCGCGGCGCTCGTCTTCAATATCTCTAGACATACCTATCAGCGCCAACCCCGCAAACAAGTCCCGCAGGTCTTCATCATCCATTTTGTTTTAGCCCCTTAATAGCTTTGGCAAGGGCTTGTATGGCATACGCAATATCTTGTAATGGGTTACTTAATGAATCCGTGCTTTGCGCTATGGATTCCAACCCAGAATACAACGCCCCCGCTACCTCTTTTAAACCTTCTTTGTTTAGCATTGCATGACCTTCTATTGCGCCCATGCCGTTAGTACTAGCATTGCCGTTACCCATATGCTGTGCGGCTTCTATGATTGCTTGTGCTATGACGTTATCTTTCATTTTGATTTCTCCGTGACTTCGATTAACTTCTGCAAGTAATGCTGCGCTTTCTTCAAGTCTTCTATGCCGCCCTTGTCTTTCCAACGGGATACGTACTTTACTACGTTACCTTCAAGATAGCCAAGGTTGTTTGCAATGATGTAGTCCCACGGCTGTATAGCCTTGACTGCGTAGTGTGCGCCGCCTACCTGTTGTTCGTTTGCTTTGATCATATTGGATTCCTTAACCATGCTGCTGCCTCATCAAGGCGGGGGATAAAACCATCTTTGTGTTTAACATTGTTTGGCTCTCGTGCATCATCACCATCGCCCCACGCCCATACCTTAGCTACCTGACCACGCTTGTTAACTTCGTAGTCACCAACGTGAATCTTGCTTTGCGTATGCAACGTATGAATACTTAACAGTACAGATTTAATTGGTCTGCCTGTCATCCTTGATATTGCACTCGCCGTACCACGCCCAATCTTCTGTAAAGCCTTTCCTACAGATAATTTTGTTTCACTCATCTTTCTTCCTCTGCGCTGCGTACACACCCGCACGATAGCCGATCTCATACGCCTTGCGTAACGTCATCATGCCTAAGTCAATGCTGCCCATGTCCATCACAAAGTTAAAGGCTTTCTGCTGCGCCTCGCGGCGCACGTTATCTTCTACCCGCTGATGTTGGGCGCGTTCTATTTCATCAAAGGCTTCGTCTTCAGGCGTCATTTTCTTCTTCCTCATCACTTAGACACAACATCTCTTCGATCTTGTTCAGTTTCTCTTGAACGTCTTGCACCATAAACAAAACCAACTCACGAATGTCACTTGGTAGTGGCGGCATATTAGTCATTTTGACCCTCGTATTCATACAGTTTATCTGCTAACTCTATCGCTCTTGCTATAGCTACGTCATCCCATGTACTGCCTTCGGGTATTTCAAATTTCCAATCACCCGCACACATCCCTGCTAGTATCTGCGCTGCTATCTGTAATCGTGTCATGTGTTCTTCTCCTTGAGTATTTGCTCTGCTTTTTTAATATCAACCAACCCGCCACGCCCACAATCAAGTATGTTCTTGATCTCTTCATCCGTCAGCCCGACCCACTGGCGTTTAGGCGCACGAACCTGTACGGTTAATTCTTTGATTGCTTCGTCATAGCCATAACCAATCACTTGGTTTGCCGCCTCACGCACAACATCTTCCATCTGCGCCACTAGGCGTTTTTTGAGTTCTTCCTGCATCTGCCATTGAAGTGATGGTATTAAAATTGATAGCAGATCATCTGCCTTTGACTTACCTGATTTAAACAGACCCATGGTTCTTTTCCTTAAAATTATCTACAGCAATGCACCCACGCTCACGGCAACCTTCATCCATGTCGGGCAAGTACTCATCAAGTGCTTCGTATATCTTCATGGGCAGCATTGACGATGCGTAATACAACACTGCAATAACCTTTAACTTTTCAATCAACGGCTTGGCTTGTTCATACTTCATGCTTCATCTCCTGTAAATAATTGCACCCGCTAGGCTAGAGTCATCATCTGCCTCTCGTACTTTTCTGCGGCACTCATGCACATCACATTCTTTACCCATCATATTGACCGCACGATCAACGCTTGAGTGCATCTGCTTTGCCATGCCTTCAATAACGGCGTCTTCGTAAAAACGTTCAAGTCGTTCTTCAAGCAACGGGTTGATGTCAGCATCAGTAGGGTGCTTGCAGCAAGCTAGTATCACCATGTTGACTAGGTTGTGCTTTTGTTCGAGTTCTTTAAAGCTCATGTGTTCTTCTCCTTTAATGCTGCTTCAATGGCTATGGCGTAATGCGTACTGCAATAAGCAACGTCATCTACTAGCATTTGAGCAATCTCTTGAGCCTCTTCATGAGTCAGCCCGACCCACGGCTTACCCAAACAAGCACCGCATGTGCCGCAAAGCCGCTCGTATTGATCGGGTGATATTGGTGTGATTACTTGTTCAGGCAATGCAAGTGCTCGGCGTAGGACTTCTAAAGCATCGTATTGTTTGGGGTAGTAGGCATCCCAATTTTCAGGCATAGCGCCATTGTCTGTTGCAAATGCTTTTAAGTCTTCAAAAGCATCCAACGCTTGCTGCATAATTTCACGGCTCATTTTGATTCCTCGACCGCAATTGATGTGCGCTTACTCTTGCCACCACTCACAACGGAAGTTGCGCTGTTAGGGCATCGTGCAACTGTAATGTTAGTGCCGCTACCATCACGAAGATAAAAAAACGTACAGTCTTTTAACCCATCAGGCAACACAGAAAAATCTAGTTGACTGGCGCTAGGCATACAGCCCGTAATTGCCAACAAGACACACAACATAATAATTTTGTTCATTTTTTATCCCTTACGGCATTAGCCGCTGCCATCACGCCCATGCGCCATGTGTCCTTTACAGGAACCATTTGAGTCTTAGAAAAGTCATCGAGAAACTTTGCATTAGCCTCACGCTCATCTGCCCGTATGTTTTCCTCACGTTCTTCAGTGGTCATTATCTGACTGATGTAGTTTTGCAATACAAGTTCGGCAAAGCGTTCAAGGTGTTCAGCTCTTACATCAGGGTGATTTAACGAACACCAATCCCCATCGCCAAGCTCTTCTAGCCCCGCTTGTTCAGCCAACTCTTTTATTCGTTCGTTCATAGCATCACCCATAAAATCAAACAGACCACAAGATAAAAATAAAAAACACCCCACATCAGTTCGCTTGATGTGTTCATCCTTCGCCACGCTCAAGTAACTTAGCAATCTCAGCTTGCCCAACCTTGCCTAGATTTACTATTTTTGTTAGCAACAACGCAGGTGTATCGACTAACTGCCCATACGTTTCAATCGCTTCTGATAAGAGCGCATTGCGTGTTCTATTTGAAAGCTCTTTAAATTCTTTAAGGGGCATATGACGTAAGGGCTGTACAGTTTCTTTAGCTTTAATCATGGCTTGTGCAACTTTCCACGCAGACTCTTCAACCCACGACTGCCCTTGGTTTAGTATTTGGTCTTTTAATTCAGGGTTAGCTAACATCCCTTGCATAGCAAGACCTGCGTAATAATCCAACAACGACATTTTAAATTCATTCATTTTGTTGCTCCTTGCATCACGAATTGTTGTTAAGTGTTTACGGTTTTCTTTGAGTTCTTCTTTATGCCATGCTTCCAGTTTCATGCGCTGGTCAATGCGGGTTAGTTCATCAAACTTTTCAATCACGCGAAACAAAGTTGCGGTATTAAAATCGGCTCTTGTAAACCCCGCTTGTAACGCAATTCTTTCTAGGTCAGCCAATCTTTGTATTACTGAGTTGCTCATGTAAACACCCCATAGCACCACGCCATGTACAGCGTGACAACTGCACACGCAACGCAGATAGCCACCTTGGTTTTCCAGTAACGTGCAACACCTGTGCCTAGCAACGCAGACTGCAACTGCATCGCATCATGGTCAAGCGGCGGGTTCTTACCGCTGTACCAACCACTTGTCTGCCGCTTCTCAAACCACTTGGGTTCATATGCTGAACCGATCTTGACCTTGCATTGCATCTTGTTCTCCTTGTTCATGGTAATTTCCTCAGTCGTACTTCCTCTGTGTGTAACCACATCATCATCTTGTAGCGTTCAGGTGTAACGCTTAACCACTTACCGTACACCCACACTACGGGATAACCTAACAACCACCCTGCCTTGACATCTTTTAGTGCTTCCTTAAAGTTATGCCAAGGCTTGCGGCGTTTGCGATGAACGTAATCACGCAGTTCTTGTACTTGGCTTTGCTTAAATATAAATATCTTATGCTTACGCATGAACCGCTCAAGTACATTCATCGAGTAGTGCCACTTGGTTGTGCTACTTCTGACAGCTACCGAACCGAAACAGGCGACAGGGGCTTCCCCCTGAACGAACATCTGTTCACGTTCCCACGCACGATACAAGTGTTGGCGTATGCCTATCTCACGCCCTGCGTAGACCCGTTCCGGCACAACAGGTAACTTAGAGTTGCTTGGATCGCGTGACCACTCGTCGAACGTCAGCAGGTTTATCGAGTCGTTCGCCGCTTCCGTCAAGAGCGACAGGGGTAAGGTTTTCTGATCCATACTTGTGTTTAGCCTGTGCATGGCGCATCTCCAAGTTAATTGTGTTGTACACCTGTTGCGCGTAGTTACATACCGCCTTGGCAGTTGTTGCTTCTCGTGAGCCGTTAGCGGTCTGAATCATTTCTTCTAACAGAAATGCCCGTAAGTCTGCTGTTGTGTTTAGTTTAGTTGCCATGATGTTTCCTTAGTTAACACGCAAGATTTCGATTGTGTCACCGACAATAGCTGTAGTGGTTGAGCCATTGCCCCACAACTTACACGCACGTGAACTCAAAGAGCCACGAACGGTTTCCGCATCAAACGTACCTTTCGGCACGACAAGTACATCACCTACTTGCATTGCGGCAAAGCCAAACGACTCGATATAATTCTTGTACGTACCGTATGGCACTTCTGACTTGCGCTTAGTTGCACGTGTCTTGGGTTCTTGAATCTCAAGGTTACCCATCTTGATATACTCACCATCTTCGGTCTTGATAATGAAGTCAACTTTCAATGCCGACAACATAGCTACTGCTTTGTTCAGGACTGCTGCTTTAACGCCGACTGCTTGGATAGTGTTGCTCATGGTATTACTCCTTAGTTGTTATCCTGACCGCAGTCAGGAGTTGGGTTACTTCGTTTAAGTTAGTTTCATTTACGACTGTTACGATGCCGCCCGCATCCGTGATAGCTCTGATATTTCGTAATTGCAATGGTGTGGGCGTGTTTTTACCTGCCTTACATTCAATGGCAAAGAAGTAGCCTTGGTAGCAACCCACGATATCAGGTACGCCTGATGCCCCATACCCGCCTGTGACGGGATAGAAGTAGTACGCACCTAGTTCCTTGAGTTGTTTGACTACCGCTGCTTTAACCTTTTTCTCAGGTGTCGCAGCCATGTCAGAACCCTACGGCAGCTTTGATGCGTTGCCATACGGACATCTCTTGGTGCTTACCGTACTCACCTTGAATGGTTTGATGTTTTTCGTTAAGTTCTCGGGCTGCGTTAAGCATCCCTATTGCCTGCGTTTGTGCGGGCGTAAGCTCTAGTTCTAATTGTTGTGGCTCGGAATTTGTGACAGTTTCCCGATTTTTGTTTTGCTTGTTGACACGTGATCGGATGTTGTACACGTACTGAGGACTTACATTGAGTGCCTTAACGATTGAGGCAGTTGAGGCACCTCGTAATAGCATTGTTACTGCTCGTTCAGCTTTAGTTTTGTATGGCTTGACCATAGTAGTTCTCCTAGTTAATTTGCATCCTGACCGTGGTCAGGAAGTTGTGTTACGCAGATAACAAATCCTACGAATGGGGCTTGTAAACCCAATACGTATTCTCGGTAATCCGTCTGCCTACACCCACAACATTTTCTGTGGGCGGTACTCCACTTAACATACTGAGCTTCGCAACCTGTTCTTGCATCCACTCCGGTATCTCGTCTAAATTATGATATACCCCTTGACCGCAAGCGTCAACTCTTTCCATACCAAGACAGAGTACCCTAACAAAACCGATGGCTATCTCTACTCGGTATACGTTGTCCTCGTGATCACCTGTCAACATACGTATAAATGTATGCTGTGAGGCTCTCTTGAATACATTACCTCCTGCAAAGGGGCGGGTTGTGTCAAGTAATCGACTGAGGTCTGTCGCAACCACGACAGTCTTAGCTTCTTCGTCTAGCAGACGGTAGATCGGATCATAGGCTCTCATAGCGTATCATCTCGTGCCACCCAGTACGTACCATCGGGCGCACGTAAGCCAACACCATCAACATAATGTGCTGAGTCAACCATAGACAACACGGCAATCTTACCCGCAATATCTTCCGGTAAATCATTTACACGCATTGATATATGTTCCCCTGCAACACCATCTTTGCTGCCCTCGATCTCGATCACGTTCAAGACACTTGCCATTTGTACACCTCGTTCCTCATACACACGCACGTGATACGCCTGTAGCTTACGGGCAGCTTGCCTAGTCATCTCGTTGTCTGCCAAAATCAACTTGGTAAGTACTTCTGACACTTCTGAGTTCATCACCGTATATCCGTCTTTGATAGCACGTACTAACTCGTTAGTGATCGCGGTGTTGTGATCCCACCGTATCTGTCGGTTGATGTCATTTTGCTCTCTTGCCGCCGCATATATGGCTTCCTTGTAGTGCTCAGCAAACTTACCCTTAGTTGCTTCAGCGCATTCGGCAGGCTTGTACACCCGCAAGTATGTCGATGCGTTCTTGATTGCCTTGTTCAAGTTTCCCGTAGTGACAGCGTTGTACGCCCACCTATCTTCATTGAACCGATCATTGCGTATGGCTCGGCTATATACCGTATACACCTCGACACCATCGGAGTTGCCTGATGGGTTAGGTGTGCAGAACCCGATGCGACCCATAGCATACGCATCTGTGTCACGGTATACCCAAACTTCTTTGTATAAGTAATCACCGTTGCGCTGTGTAGTTTTGCGACAGTCATCTGCTACTCCATACTTGAATGTTGGGTTCTTCTTAGACATGGCTTGCATGAACTCAAGCAACTCAGATGATACATCTGTACTTTGGGCAAGCGTTATGTTACTTATTGCTGCATCTTTATGGTTATAGTGCGACATAATATTCTCCTTAGACCTGTTCAACTTTAAATACGTTTAACAACTTATTCATCAGTCGTGTGTACCGACTGCGTAACAACTTCAACTCCTCGGGCGTTTTGATTGTGTCTATATACCCGATGTCACTCTTGATTAAAACCGCAAACGCCGTACGCATGGGGTGCTCAGGCTCAGCCAACAAGTCACGCACAAAGTTAATATCGACCTCACCCCTGAACGGTGACCACGTGTTGTCTAGCACCTTGCGACCCTCGTGCTCGTTGATCTCATTAGCACTCGCCTCACGCTCGTTCCATCCGGTAAGCGGGAGTAATGCGTACATGGTTGTGAACCAACCAAAGAACTCGTTGGTCTGTGCCTTGTACTGCTTCTTAAGATCACGATCAATCAGGCGTGTCTTAACATCTAACAGCGTACCCGCACGTTCGTACTTACCCTCCTGCAACACCTTGAACATCAGGTACATATGATCGTCTTCTCCTACAGGCTTCTGAGCACTCCAATCCCACGTGTACGTTGACTTGGGCAACCGGTACTGCTTTACCTCGCCTGTGGTTGTTGCGAAGTAATGCAGACCGATATACTGCAACCCGTTGTCAATCGTAAAGTGCATACCCTTGGGCAAGTACGTACCTAAGAACGTATACCGACTTATGTGTGCGTAAGGACCTGAACCGTTACGGATACGCACGTAATCACCATCAGGCTTACGTATCCATAAGATAGGGTATTGGGCAAGCAAGAACTCAGGTGTGTAGCCACGCTTGTTCATCGCCTCATCGTACTGCCCGTCACTCAGGGCATAGGTGTTCTCGTCTACCTTTATGATGCGTTCCCACTTGTAGCGGCGTTGCCCGATTGGGCGTATGTCATCTGACCTGTCGTGGTGAATACTGATCACAGGTCTAACACTTGCATAGTGTGCAGCGACCTGATCGAATGTGTGTAATTGCAACATGATGTTTCCTTAGCTTGGTTTAGTTTAGTTAGTCCTGACCATGGTCAGGTTGGTTACTTGTGGTTACTTGGTACTACGTGGTTACTCCTTAATGTGTACATACTTACCGACTGTGGGTCGCGCGTTCTTGTTATCCAAGATGCACCACAGTACGGGTACTGCCCACTCACCCCATGAGCCACCTAAGTAGCCATCGGTCAATACAACAACCGCTTGAGGCTTGATGCTATGCTTTGCCATGTACGCAGGTACGCACTCGACAGTCGTGCCGCCACCGCCCGCAGGTTTGGTTGACTGTACAAGTTTGTCCAAGTCCTCTTGCAAGTACACCTCATCACGGCATACCTCAGTATCCCAATACAAGATGCGAACCTTCTGAGGCTTGACCACATCACAGATTGACTTAATCTCAGTCAGGAACGCAGCCAACTGCCGACCACCGATAGAGCCTGACGTATCAATAGCCAGTACCAACTCACCTACTGATTCGCTGATACCACTTGGCAAGTACAGGTTCATACCGATGTAACGGCGATTCGGTCTACGCCATGTAGAGTAGTCATTACCTACACAGGTAGATGTGACGTACTCACGCAATACCTCACGCCAGTTAACCTGTGGCTGCAACAACGCATCAAGATCACGGTTACCACCCGAACCCATTTTGCCCGCCGCCAACACACCCTGACGGATTGCTTCGTCAATTTCTTGTGACAGTTTCTTCTTCTCTTCGGCATCCATCTCTTGGGCATCATCCCACCCATGGTCATCGAGTGACTGCTGTGGCTGACCCTGCCCGTTACCACGATTGCCACCGTTGCCACTTTTGCCACCATCCCCGTCGCCACCGTCATCCTCCTCATCGAGCAAGTTAAACACCTCTGCGCTGTCCATGTCACGGTACTTGGCATTGAGCAACCCACACTTAGGCATGACGATGAAGCCCTCCTTACCATCCGAATCAACTAGCTTGATGTTGATCACGTAGTCACACGCCATGTTAGCTTTACGTGCGTTCTCATCGTACAGATGCCGCCACGTAGTCAAGTGCAAGTACAGCTTGTGGTAGCACTCATGCAATACAAGGAAGCGCAACTCGGCATCGGACAGCGATGCTACGAACGCACGACCATACACCTCGTCACGCCCGTTAGTGTACGCAGTCGGTGTCTTGTCACACACAGACTTGTTACCGATCATCAGTATGGGTGCGACAGCCCAGTACTTCTCGTGTGCCATGATGTCGATGACTGCTTTCTGCACACGTTGTTCTTCTGTTAACTGCTTACCGATCATTAACATAATGTGTCCTTAAGTTGTTTCAGTCCTGACCGTGGTCAGGTTTGTGTTTACTTCTTATCTGCTGTGAACAAGTAGTTGTTAGCCATTGCCCATGCAGTGAACTTCTTGTTAGTCATCACGATGTTTTGGCGTGAGTACTTGGGCTTGCGGATACCGTTAGCAAACATACCCTGTGCTTCTTTATCAAGCCTACCCATGTAGTCCATCCACGCATCGACCCACTCACGCTCGATGTTAGTCAAGGTGCGAAACACGACCATAGCTACTGCCGCTGCTGTATTCGGCACAGTCGCATTCATCGGGTCTTTCTTGATTGACTCAAGGCTTGGCAACTGATCAGCTAACTTAACGAACGCATTCAAATCCATTGCTGCACGTTCACCGATAGTGCCGATCAACAAAGCCATTAACGATGTGTCATCGTAGCTTGCACGATCTTTCAACCAGTCACTCGCTGCCTCTAACGAACGTGGTGTCACGAACGCAGTACGTTGCTGCTGTGGGTGAAAGATGTACGGATTGTCATCAGGGTTCTTGATGTCCTCGAATGAGTAGAACAACTGTGGGTTATCCTTGCACCAACCAAGCAAGGTGTGATCAATGTCATTGTTGATACCCCACTCAATCCACTCCATGTTGGTAGACTTACGTGATGTCAGCACAGTAATACGATTACGTGCGTGAGGCGGCAGCAAATCACCGACACCCTCTGCACCTAAGTTAGTTGTAGCAAATATGATTGAGCCAGTATGACACCCGTTACGCTCAAGCATCAAGCGCAGCATGGCGTTCTTTACCGCAGGGTTAGCTTTGCCGTACTCGTCAATCATCAGGATGATGGGCTTGCCTAAGTGAATGCCCAGTTCCTCGTTAGGTACGAAGCGCACGAACCCTTGCTCGTCAATAGTCTGCAACGATGGGATGCTGATGTCACCCAAGTCCTTAGTCGTGCAGTCGAAGTAGCAAGGTGTGTGAGTCGGGAAGTCACGTGCCAACATCTTAAGCAATGATGACTTACCTGTACCCATGTGACCCTGCACAAGTACGGTACGCTTGCCGCCACCGATTTTGATAGCGTTGGCGATTTGATCTAGCGATAGTGCATACATCGAAGTGGCTGTTGCCATGGTAATTCTCCTAGTTGTGTCCTGACTGTGGTCAGGTTGGTTTGGTTGTGGTTACTTGGTGTTACAGGTCAAGCGAAGGTAGTGCTTTCAGTACGGTATCAATGTGCTGCTTTGTTTCGTAACGCAGATAGTCGTCAGCACGTAGCGCATCAGGTGTCACACCCAGTAAGGCGTTCTCAAGTGATGTTGCGATAGCTGACATCTGACTGTCGCCTGTGATGTTGCAAGTCTTGAGCAAGTCCACCATGTCCATCACGTTCTCGACAAGTGAATCACGGAACACTTTCTTTGTGTCCTTGTCGGCATAGTCGAGGCGTTCAGACATCTTGGACAACGCGGTATGTGCTCGTTGCCACACATCACGCATTGCGTTCTTTAGCTGTGCTGTGTAGTAGTCGGCATACTTCTGCTTGATTAACTCCTGCGCCTCGTTGTTAATGTCCAGTCGGAAGTCGCCCACATCAGGCACAGGCATCTCACTCAGTTGGAACCGAAACTTCTCACGCAGTCTGTCAGTTGACGGGTACTCATCTTGGTTGAACAAGTCGCCTAGCTTGACCTGTGCTTGCCCGATCTCCCACCCATACGCATCGAGGAAGATGTTTACAAGCCTGTGAAACTCGGTTTGTAGTGCGCTCATCTGCTGCGTGTACTTGAAGTAGTTCTGTGTTGACACCAAGCGCAGCCCCATGTCAGACCAAGGCATAGTCATCGAGTAGTGGATGTTACGCACGTTGGCAGTAAACTTACTCACCGCATCCAATTCGGCACAGTCACCGAGAAGTTTCTTGTTCACGTTTGCCACGCCACGTGCTGCGTTGTTGCTGTTGGTGATGTCGGCAGAGGCACGTTTGTCTAGCTTGCGACCTGCCCACGTAGCAATCGAAAGTTCTACGAACATTGCCGCAGATGAGATAGATGGTACGGACACCGCAGGTGCGGTGAAGAGTGTCGATGTGTTGCTCAGTTCTGTTTGCATGATGCTTCCTTAGTTGTGTCCTGACCGTGGTCAGGGTTGGTTGGTTACTTGTGTTTACTTGGTACTGCTACTGAACTTCTATTATAGACTATCTGACACTATATGTCAAATCCTCACACTACTTAGTACTACTTGATACTTGGTACTTATTTTAAAACTCCTGTGGGTCGGGTTCTGTTAATGGGTCAACGTAATACTTCTCTGCCATAGCATCCACCCATGCAGCTATCTGTTCATCGGTCATCGTTGTTCCTTAAAGTTAAATGTACGCACCCATATGAAGTGCGTGGTTAGTGGTAAGTATTTCCGCAACTCGTACGCCTTGTCGCTATAGATGTCATAGCAGACGCTTATGCCCTTGTCGGGCGTGATGCCAAGCACCTCAACAATCTTCCCGTTGGGTAACTTTCCCGCCGTGAACTGCATGTTTACTCCTTGTCCTGACCGTGGTCAGGTTTAGTTGGGTTAATTTTGTCGTGCTGCTCGTACACATCAATGATGGTCTTGCAAACGTAATTGATTGACCTAATCCTGTGCTGACTTGTTTCGGCAAGCACCGCACCTAGTACGAATGACATTGCTGCAGCGATCATGCTGACCTCGTGGTCGTGTACGGTGTTTTCGAGTGCTTCAACTAATGCCAAGTACTCGGCATCGTCATCTGCACCTGTGCTTGTACGTAATTCGTGCCGTCTGCTCATGTTGTCCTCTTTGGGTTAAGTTGTTTAAGTGTGTTGCGGTCTGTGATCAGCATATAGTTACTCTTGTTAATCGGTGCAACGGTGTGCTTGACCTCTTTGGCAATTGACTCGCCGCAGGGTGCGCAGGTTAACCGCAGCTTCTTACTGACTTGTAGCTGTGCTCGCCTAGTTTCAACATGGTTGAAGTAGCAAGCTGTGCAGATGTACCGTGAGTCCTCGTGCATGGTTACTCCTTTTCCTGACCATGGTCAGGATTGGTTGGTTGAATGTTCGTTTGTTCGGTTTACCTAATGTTCTTTTGTTCGCTTTGTGTAATGTTCTAATGTTCGTTTTCTCCTCAAATCAAATGTTCGCTTTACTATTAACCTCTATTATAGCATGGTTATTAGTGGGTGTCAAGTTCTGAGAAGTTCTGACATAGTTATGATGGGTGGCTTGCAAGTGCTTGATACGTTGGGAATGTTCCCATGTTCGATTTTTGTTGGGGTGAAAGGGCACCTTGGAAAAGAGCGAGGAAAAGAACATTGCAAACCGAACAAAGTTCGAAAACGGTGTCTGCAAAATGAGTTTCCGCTCGCAGTCGCCGGACTACCTGACCCTAAAACGAACATTCTATTCTAATAAAATAAAATTATTAATATATATAAGTATAAGTAACAATATGTAAAACCCTGCTTATCACTTCTTGCTGTACCTTGCGGTAATCTGTCACGTTTGCTCACCAAAGCTAATGTTCGTTTTACCTAGAAAAAAAGCGAACTTTATAGGAACTTTCACAGAACATTAGCCCTTTTTTAGAACATTCAAACACACCAAAAGCATCTCAAATTATAAGTAAAACGAACATTCAATTTCACTCAATAACGAACATTAGAACATTACCAAAAACGAACATTAGAACATTACCAAAAACGAACATTAGAACATTTGAACCTGACCATGGTCAGGGTTTATCGCCGCGCCAAGCTGCTCTGGATACTGTCACAAGGGTTCTGCTGCGTTTGGCGACGCCGTGAAATAAGCCATGCTGCAACTCCCCACGCCACGCTGCTCTGGATACTGTCACGCAGCCGCTCGGAAAATCACAGGGTGCGAAGTTGACCTGACCACAGTCAGGTTCAATAGGCGTAAAAAAACCCGCATGGCGCAAACCATGCGGGCATAAAAAAACCCGCCGAAGCGGGTTAATAAGTTAGTGCAAGATTATTGTGCAAGTATATCTAAAATCCAATCAGCAAAAAACAGCATCATGCCGAAAATAAAAACGTAACAGAAAAAATCTAATAATTTGCGTTGCATGGTAATGCAGGGTACTTTCGTACCCTGTCCCGTGGTGAGTGGTTAAACTGCAGGCATTGCACCTTTTGCTGCTTTGATTGTCTTGATAACGTGCGTCACATCAAAGGTAGGCTCTGCTAATTTTTGCAATTTGGTGATTGCATCTTCTAGCAAACCTTGAATGCGCTGAACTTCAGTTTTAGTTTCCTGAGCATCACCCTCAACCTCAGGCATCATATGGTTGCGTACTTTGCGAAGATAAGAATCAATCTTATTCTTTGCTTCGTTACGATCGACCTTTTGTGCGGCATTCAAGGTTTTAACATCGGCGTTGATAATCTCTTGCTCTTGCTTGGTCAAACCTTGAAACAGTGCTGCTTTAACCTCAGCGCGAACCTCAGGCGAACCGCCTTTCTTTTCGGTTTCAAGTGCAACGAATGACAACCCGTCAGCGATTAACTGATCAGCAGCTTTTACTAATTGATTACCCGCCTTTTCGCCGAGTTTAACAACGTCAATTAAAGTTGAACGAGCAGCGTTTGAAAGTGAGAATGTATCGTAATTCATGGTAGATCCTTTTTAGAGTTAGTGCCAGTCAATCGACTGACAACTTAATTATATGCCAAGTGACAGGGAATGTCAAATAGTGACAAGTTATAGCAAGACGTAACATAGTTTTCCTGACCACAGTCAGGATTCAGCCGAACCCCACCGTACCCCCACCCGCCTCTGAGTCAGTCAAGCCCACCGCGCCGTATGTATACTATTCCCCACAAATAATCACGTTTCCTAAGCGTTCCTTGTACTAAATGTTACTTGGTTTTTTGAGCGTTCCTTACTACTAAGCTTTGTTTAACCAGAACACCCCCCGTCACTTTTAAATTGGGCATATCAAAAATTTTTTGTAAAAATTTAAAAGCGTTGTACACTATGTGGAACGTGGCATAAGTCATCGCGTAGGAACCATTCATGGCGCTAGTGCTTACACCAGATCAAGGTGTACCTCTTACCCCGCAACAGGGTGTGATTGACCTGCACGAACGGGTGCGGGCGGTATCATGCACGGCAGATATTCTTGCAGGGCATGGCTACGAGTTAGAAGAAGCAAGCCAAGAAGCCCAAGACATCGCTGCAGCCCTTGCAACATCCTACGCAGCAAACCCCGAACAAGCTTCAAAACAAGTTACTACCCAACGTGCGGCAGCTCTTCCGCCAGCATCTCTTATAGAAACACGCCGTATCCTCGATGAGTTTGGTTCGGCTGTTGTGCGTCACAGCATTGAGATTCGACACCTTGTCACAAATAAGTTGCTGCTGGAGTCCGAGAACCCAGACCCACGGGTGCGCATCCGTGCATTAGAGCTGCTTGGCAAGATCACCGATGTGGGGCTGTTCACTGAGCGTTCGGAAGTCACAATTACCCACCAGAGCACAGAAGACTTGCGCAAAACACTACGTGAGAAGTTCAACCGTATTTTGAACAAAGATGTGCAGGACGTTGTGGTGATTGATGACATCGACGTAGACAAAGAGCTTGGGATTACCCGGGACACACCCGATGAGTGATGACATCCTCGACTTTACTGAGGAAGAGCTTGAGATACTGCTCACGCGCTTGGATGAATTTTCTGCTCAAGAACAAAGCGAAATACTCAAGATTGCCGATACGCTGGAGCAACGCAAGTTCTCAGCAAGCTGCCGTGACGATCTGATTGAGTTTTGTAAGCACATGGATTCCAACTATAAGGTTGGGCGACACCACCGCAGACTTGCTGACCTGCTTATGAAGATGGAACGCGACGAGGAAGATCGTATCGGTGTGTCTGTACCCCCACGCCATGGCAAGTCACAGCTTGTATCTATATTTTTTCCTGCATGGTATCTAGGTAGAAACCCTGATAAGAAGGTATTGATGGTTTCGCACACGGCTGATTTGGCGGTGGACTTTGGTCGCAAGGTGCGTAACGTCGTAGGCAGCCCTGCATATAGACAGATATTTCCGACAGTCACGCTAGCTGCTGACTCTAAGAGCGCCGGGCGGTGGAATACCAACATGGGCGGTGAGTACTTTGCCTGTGGTGTAGGTGCGGCTCTTGCTGGTCGTGGTGCGCACTTCCTGATTGTGGATGATCCGTTCTCAGAACAAGACGTTATTAACGGAAATTATGATGTATTTGAGAAAGTGTATGAGTGGTTTACTTACGGTGCGCGAACGCGCCTTATGCCACAGGGTAAAGTGGCTATCGTGCACACAAGGTGGCATCCGAATGACTTGATTGGCAAGCTTGCCAAGGACATGGGGCGCATAACCAACTCAGATCAGTACGAATTGTTTGAGTTTCCTGCCATATTTAATGAAAACACCGACAACGAGAAGGCACTTTGGCCTGATTTTTACGATCTAGAGGCGCTGCACCGCACAAAAGCGTCGATGCCGCTGTTCCAGTGGAACGCGCAGTTCCAACAGAACCCCACTGCCGAGGAAGGTGCACTGGTTAAGCGTGAATGGTGGCGCAAATGGGAGGCAGATGACGCCCCTAGCTGCGAATACATCATCATGACGCTTGACGCTGCGGCAGAAAAGAACAACCGTGCCGACTTTACTGCCCTTTTAACGTGGGGTGTGTTCAACGACGAGCGCCACACAGGTGAGGCGAACCACATAATCTTGCTAAACGCCATTAACGTGCGTGTTGAGTTCCCAGAATTGAAGGAACTGGCGTTGCGCGAGTACAAAGAATGGCAACCGGACTCATTTATCGTTGAAAAGAAGTCTTCTGGGACCCCACTCTTCCAAGAGTTGCGGCGCATGGGTATACCGGTGCAAGAATTTACCCCGCATCGGGGCACAGGCGATAAAATAGCGCGTGTTAACGCAATATCAGATATATTTAGGTCTGGTATGGTGTGGTATCCCACAAGTTACAAATGGGCCGAAGAGGTAGTTGAGCAAGTTGCGGCATTTCCTGCATCAGATCACGATGACATGGTTGACTGCGTGTCGATGGCACTTGCCCGGTTCCGTAGTGGTGGGTTCATTCGATTAGACAGTGACGCTGAAGACGAAATCATGCGACCACGTGTTGCGGCTTACTATTAGGAATAATTATGGCGATGGAAAAAAGTTTGTACGCAGCACCACAGGGCATTGATGCGCTCAGTGAGGATCAGACACCTGAGATAGAGTTAGAAATTGTCAATCCTGATATGGTGCGGCTAGACGATGGCAGCGTTGAGATCACAATCATCCCTAACAAGAAAGGCGATGACGGGGATGTGCCGTTTAGCGCAAACCTCGCCGAGTACATCGACGATAGAGAGCTTGCCATGTTGGTAGGTGACCTGATTGCTGACTACGACAACGACATTGCCAGCCGCAAAGACTGGGAGCAGACGTATACCGATGGTATTAAGTTGTTAGGGTTAAAGTACGAGGAACGCACAGAGCCTTGGCCCGGTGCCTGCGGTGTGTACTCCCCACTGATTGCAGAAGCCGCTGTGCGCTTCCAAGCTGAAGCGATCATGGAAACGTTTCCTGCAGCAGGACCTGTTAAGACCCAGATCATTGGCAAGATATCACCTGAGAAAACAGACGCAGCACAACGTGTGCAAGATGACATGAACTACGAGCTGACTGAGGTCATGCGCGAGTACCGCTCAGAGCACGAGAAGATGTTATGGAACCTGCCGATTGCGGGTTCAGCGTTTAAGAAGGTCTACTTTGACCCAAGCCTTGGGCGGCAAGTCAGTATGTTTGTGCCAGCCGAGGATGTGGTGTTGCCATACGGTACGAGCGAGATCAGCATGTGTGAGCGCATCACACACCGCATGAGAAAGACTAAGAACCAGTTGCTCAAGCTCCAAGAGTCAGGATTCTACCGCGCGGATGTGGACATTGAAGATGGTCCTGTCCTGCAGATCGACGAGATTCAGAAAGCCAAGGATCGTGAGACTGGGTTTAGCGCGACATACGATGACCGCCCCCTCCTGCTTGAGATGCACGTCGAGCTTAACTTGCCCGGCTTTGAAGATACGAACGCTGATGGTGAAGAGACTGGGATTGCTCTGCCGTACGTTGTGACCCTGCTAAAAGACTCTACTACGATCTTATCAATCCGCCGCAACTGGGACCCCGAAGCAGAAGCTATGCTCTCGCCGCGCCCGAAAGCATTTGATGGTGCTGATTCTGATGCGTACACACCAAAAGCATCGCGCCAGTACTTTGTGCATTACCAGTACGTGCCGGGGTTTGGCTCATACGGCTTTGGTTTGGTGCACTTAGTCGGCAACAGCGCCAAGAGTGCTACAAGTATCACGCGCCAGTTAGTTGATGCAGGTACGCTGTCTAACCTGCCGGGTGGTATGAAGACCCGAGGCTTGCGCATTAAGGGTGATGACACACCAATCTCACCGGGCGAGTTCCGCGATGTGGACGTAAGTTCGGGATCGTTGCGCGACAACATCATGCCTCTGCCTTACAAAGAGCCAAGCCAAGTATTGTTGGGTCTGCGTGGCATCATCATCGAGGAAGCACAGAAGTTTGCCGCAGCACCGGACATGAAGATTAGCGACATGTCGGCTAACGCCCCCGTAGGCACAACGCTCGCGCTGATCGAGCGCAACCTGAAGGTGATGTCTGCTGTACAAGCGCGGATGCACTTCTCAATGAAGCAAGAGTTCAAATTGCTTGCTGGGTTAATCCGAGACTTCTCACCGTCAGAGTACGACTACCAGCCAGAAGAGGGCGCACGTAACTCACGCAAGCGCGACTACAGCCTCGTCGATATTATCCCAGTTAGTGACCCGAACGCATCAACGCTCGCGCAGCGTGTGGTGCAGTATCAGGCTGTGATTCAGTTAGCGCAAATGGCTCCGCAGATTTACAACTTACCCAAGTTGCACCGCCAGATGTTAGAGGTGCTTAACATCAAGGAAGCCGATAAGCTTGTACCGTTGGAAGATGACCACAAGCCCACAGACCCCGTGACCGAGAACATGAATATCTTGATGGGTAAACCTGTCAAAGCATTTCAGTTTCAAGACCACGAGGCGCACATCCGCACTCACATGGCTGCGATGCAAGACCCCAAGATTGCTCAAGTTATGGGGCAGAACCCACAGGCACAAATACTGCTACAAGCAGCAAACGCGCACATCACTGAGCACGTAGCGATGGCATACCGCGAGAAGATGGAGCAACAGTTAGGTGTGTCACTGCCTGATCCAGAAGCTAAGCTTTCGCGCGAGATCGAGTATCAGATGTCTGGACTGATCGCCCAAGCCGCAGGACAACTCTTAGGTAAAAACCAAGCCGAAGCCCGTGCGCAACAAGCCGCGCAGACCGCGCAAGACCCACTCGTGCAGATGCAGCAAGCCGAGTTGCAGCTTAAGGCTAAAGAAGTCGCCATCAAAGAGAAACAGATGATGGTTGATGCAGCCGATAAAGCTGACAAGATGGCGCTTGAGCGCGAGAAACTCAAAGCTGATAACGAGCGCGAAGGTTTAAAGCTGGGTCTTAAATCACGTTACGACCAAGGCAAGCTTGAAGCAGATCAAGAGCGCGAAGGCTTAAGAATTGGTGTTCAAGTTGCTCAGAGCAAAGCTCAGATGGCGCATGACTTAGAAACACAACGCAATCAAAACACACCTAGAAATGGAGCTGAATAATAATGGATGTAATCGACGTTCTACGCAAAAAATTTCGTGAACGCATGAACGCCTTGGCTGACGATGTAGCAACCGGGCGCTGTAAGGATTTTGGTGAGTACCAAAAACTCTGCGGGGTAATAGAGGGCTTGGCCTACGCAGAGCGAGACCTGCTTGACCTCAAGCAACAAATGGAAGACCACGACAATGAGTGAAATCTTGATCGGTGCTAATCCCAACAACCCACAAATTGTTGGCTCAGTAAATTTTTCAGCAACCGCTGAAGAAAAAGCAACACAACTCCCCGTTCCATCGGGCTGGCGCATCCTTTGTGCTATTCCTGAAGCTGACAAGGAGTTTGACAGCGGTATCGCTAAGTCAGATGAAACCCTTCGCATTGAAGAGACGCTGACCACCGTGTTGTTCGTAGTTAAGCTAGGTCCCGATTGCTATACCGACAAAACACGGTATCCGTCAGGCCCTTGGTGCAAAGAAGGCGACTTTATTTTGGTACGCCCCAACGCAGGTTCACGACTAGTCATTCATGGTCGAGAATTTCGCATGATTAACGAAGATTCCGTCGAGGGCATCGTGCTTGATCCTCGTGGCATTCGTCGCAAATAAGGAATAACCATGGCTGAATTTGAAAAAAATGAGTTCAAATTTCCCGATGAAACTGGGGATGAGAACAACATTACCCTTGAGTTAGAGGGTGATGAGAACGTTGAGATTGAAGTTGTCGATGACACTCCTGCTCAAGACCGGGGGCGTAAACCCCTAGACCGCGAGGTAGCTGACCCGACTGACGAGGAACTGAACGAGTACAGCAGTAAAGTCCAGAAACGGATGAAAGAGCTGACTCATAAGAGCCACGATGAGCGGCGCAAGGCGGAAGCTCTGTACCGTGAGAAGACGGAGTTAGAACGCGCTGCACAGGCTCTGGCTGCTGAGAACAAGCGGTTGCAAGAGTACGTTAATGTGGGGCAACACGCCTACATCGACAAGTCTAAGTCACTGGCACAAATTGCCATGGACAACGCTAAGGCTAAATTTAAGTCTGCGTTAGACATTGGTGACACGGAAGCCGCTACCACTGCTCAGCAAGAAATGATGGCTGCGCAGATGGAAATGGAGCAGGTTAATAATTTTAAACCTACCCCCTTGCGCGAACCGGAACAATCTGCGTATACTCAGCCAACTGCTGCGCGTGACCCGCACGAGACTTTAGATAATCGTGTTGTTGGTTGGGCAAATAGTAACCCGTGGTTTCAGCGGCCCGGCGATGAAGATATGACAGGTTATGCGTATAGCGTACACAACAGCCTCGTGCAAAACTATGGGCAAGAGTACGTTCGTACGGATGAGTACTACAACAAAATTGACACAGCAATGCGGAAAGCTTTTCCAAAACGCTTTGGCATTGTTGAAGTAGATACAGGCGATGCCCCACCTACAAGGCAAAGCCGCCCCAACAACGTTGTTGCTTCGGCACAACGCGCAACGGCTCCGAAAAAAATTCGGTTGTCGCTTACCCAACAAAACGTAGCCAAGAAATTAGGTATCCCTCTTGAGCTGTACGCCAAAAAAGTAGCAGAATTGGAGGCCCAAAATGGCTGAAAACAAATTATCACGTGAGCAAGAAACCCGTGCAGTTCAACAGCGCCCTCAGCAGTGGGCACCTGCAGAATTGTTACCGGAACCCGACAAACAGCCGGGCTATGCTTACCGCTGGATTCGCGTTGCAATCAACAGCCAAGCTGATCCCAAGAATTTCTCTTCCAAAATGAGAGAAGGCTGGGAACCAGTAATGCTAAGTGAGCAACCACAGTTTCAACTGCTAGTCGATCCCAATAGTCGTTTTAAAGACAACATTGAGATTGGCGGGTTAATACTCTGCAAGACACCAAAAGAGTTTGTTGAACAGCGTAGCGATTATTACGCTAGACAAACACAAGCTCAGACGGATGCTGTGGACAATAACTTAATGCGCCAGAGTGATGCCCGTATGCCTATTTTTAAAGAAAGTAAGTCATCGACAAGCTTTGGTAAAGGTTCATAAATTTAACTATGGAGTCTTAAATGGCTTATCCTACTGTTGACAAACCATATGGTTTGAAGCCGGTCAATTTGATCGGTGGTCAGGTTTTTGCTGGCGCGACTCGTCAAATGGAAATTGCTAGTGGTTATGCCACAAGTATTTTCTACGGCGACCTCGTTAAACGCGTCTCTGATGGCACAATCGAAAAGGACACCGGTACAACTACGGCTACTCCTTGCGGAGTGTTTCTTGGTGTAAGTTTTACAAACAGTTCGACTGGTCAAGTTCAACAACAGCAATTTTATCCAGCGAGTCAGTCAATTAAGTCTGGCACAAAGATTTTT